CCAAAATGTTTGTGAACTTCTAGATTAGCTTCGTTAAGATAGCTTATAAGAATAGCAATGTTTGCTAGCTGTATTGTATTGGGAGTGGTACCACCGATGTCGCTTACGTATAACTGTTTAACTTCGCCCTTTGTAATATGGGACAAGTACTCGGAGACATACATATTAAGGTCCTAAGATAATTTTTAATTATCATACCACCTTAGCCATACTGTGTAAACTTATTTAAACAAAATAAGAACTGCTACCTGTAGGTTCTGGCTCTTCGTCATCCCATATCATAGATCCGTCTCCTGATTCTCCAGAAGACACTTCGCTAGGCTTCCACGCATTAAACTCACCTAACATAGATATGTTATCTATTTGGTCGTCATGTTTTGACTTGAATCCTTTAAAAGTTGCTAATTTTATTTCTACTAGCATTTCTGCTAATTCTGGTGACTCTCGTAGTTCTTCAGGGAACCATATCTTTCCTGATTTAAACAAAGGCAGTGCAATCTGTTGAAACCTACTCATCTTATCTTTGTTTGGTCGAATACCTGGAGTAGTCTTACCTTTACCACTTGCCAAAGTAAAGTATATGTTTCTGTTCATTTGTTCATTTTGTATCCACTGGATAAATCCACCTTGTTGCCCTGTTATTTCTATGCCTACTTCTTGAGGGCGGTATTTTTGTGCTAACTTAAATAACGCATCCATAGTTTTGTCCATCAGTGCTCTCTTACAGAACCCATCTACCCAAAGCCAGTCGCCATTGTTATTATAAGCCCAGACATTAATTGTACTAAAGTCAGCACTTTCTCTTTCGCTAGTAGCAAAGTCTGTTGTAATATAGAAATTAAACGCTCCCATGTTAGTCTTGACGTTAGCATGCTTATACCAGGTAATATCTCCATCCTGTATTAAGCGTTCTTCTTCAGACATAATACGGAGCATTAATTCTTGATTAAAACTGTCTAGCTTGCCAGCGCCCTTAGACTTTTGGTATTGTTCATTAACATAGTCATAATTAAATCTGTCCTCCCATGCGCCTTTAAAATCTTCACGGCTGACCGGGAATGATTCACACACTGGATACACGGATACGTGCCATACTCCAGATTCAACAGCTTTATACAAAGGGTCTTTAGCATTAAAGGGAGTTCCTGACCAAATTACTTTACGTTTCTTTGGATGCAATGCATAATCAATAGCAGAGTAGACCGTATTCTCCACACTGTCAATAATAGTGGGCGAACGTGCGTCATCATCAGACAGCAGGTCGTCTAGCATAGCTAATTGTGGTCTTGTGTTTAGTTCTACCGTTCCACGAACACCAGTTTTAGCACCATGACCCGTAACAACCAGCTCTTTTCCTTGTTTATTCTTAAAATACCACCTAATATCTGTAAATCTAAAAGAATCTATGTAGGTTTTTAGGAATTCACTGTACATGCAGCGTCTTTCTAGCCTGTAACGCATCTTCTTTACACCATTTTCTATAGAATCAGACACATACAGCCCATAATCCACATCGCCAAACCCTGGAATAGAGCCATACACGGCTAAATATAGGATTAGGTATTCAGATAAGATCGTTGTCTTCGCTAATCCACGCGAGCACATGTTAACTGTGTTCTGTGTTTTGCCGGTAATGTTGTCTAACATCTTGTAGTGAATAACAGGAGTCTTGTTTTCTTCTCCTCTTTCACCGTTAACTAGCTTTATGAAGCTAACGAACTCTAATGCGAATTCGCTAGGTACATAATTGGGATCAACAGTATAGTCAATACTATTTAGCCATTCGTCAACTGTCTTCTTTACTAATTTCACATTGCCTCGTACAAGTCGTTAACTATATTTGTTTTTGTCTTACGTCTATCTAACTCAACTCCGCGAGAACGCCCCATAGCTTCTAGCTCTTCTGGTGACATTAGGTAAAGTTCACTCTTTGCTAAACTTTCACAATCTTTGTTCCACATGCATTTAAACAAGTGTACACATTTTTTAGCAGGAACAGGTACATGCTTTTTTATTTTATTCATAACTCTATCTCCTCAAGTATTATAAGTGATTTGTCTTTTAGATATCCATCACACTCTGTTAAGTCTGAAGAATTACATATTAACAATTGCTCATTAGGTTCACACAAAGTATTTGGAGGATAGGATAAGGAATTGAAGGTGCCACACCCTGTCAGGAGTAGCGTTATTACTAGTATATTAAGATTTTTCATTAGAAACGTCCTCATATTCTGTTTCAATATCGCCTTTCTTCCTGGCGATGATATCGCTATGCGCAATGTGCTCTGCTGTTACAGCACCACTTTGAATCATTTTAAGTTGTTGCTGCGCTAACGCCCGGGTTGTTTCCCTAAGCTCATCGATAGACGAGTTACTGTAACTAACATCTACTTCTATCTTTGCCGCTTCAGGAGCTTTCAACTGCATTATCAAACACTCGGCAGCTTTTTGCCTCACGGTCTCGCTTTTAGCATTACGCATGAGATCCGCCTGAGTGTTAATTGCTTCTTGGTGTACATCCATATTAATAATATGAACTGGAACTAAAGTCCTTTCTAATATCTTATGAACTAAGTCACCCTTATTATAAGCCGTAGAAAACGATGAAATCGTTTTCGCAGGCGTGTTCTTATCTACTAATCGTTGGTATCTATCAGGAAAGGTTTTAGCGTAAGCTATCGTATTAGAGTCCCCGATTAACTTATAACTAACAAACTTAACAGCGTTAATGTAGTCCGCCATCTTGTAGCGACCGTTTTGTATGACATCAGCAAAGCCAATAAGGTTTTCTTTATAGACTGACCTAAACTCATCGCCCTCGGTTGCATTAATGAAGTTAATCATCTCATCAGTAACATTGTGCCTAAACTTCTTGTTCATGCTGCCTTGCAGCTGTTCCTTTGTTAGAACTGACAAGCTTCCTTCTTTAACTAATTCCATTATCGTTCTATCCCATAGTAAAGTTTAATTGCTTTAATCTGTGCAGCGTAACGCTTCTCATCCAAGAAATAATCATCATCAACGCAGTATATCAACAAAGGATTTGCAATATAGCAATTATCTCTTCGTTTTATAAACTGCTGTTCTATGAGCTCTTTGATGTCTTTCTTAGAAATCCTGTCCTCAATCGCAGCGTCCACGCTGTTATCAGGATGTAAGCAGTCACACACCACGTCCACCGTCTCATGCAAATTACCCCCCGCCAGCCCCGCACCCAGCTCGTAACCTACAATAATAAAATGCTGTTTATCAGCTGTCGGCATTGTCGTTCTCCTTAAGCAGTTTCTCAAACTTGTCTGCTAGATTAAAATAGTCATCATTGACGTTACGTATCGTATACTGAGGATTCAGCATATAGTGCTTACTTGAATGTTTAGCTATAACCTGCAAATCTATCAGCCTCTTAACAGAACGTGACGCATAGCTCTTCTTAATGTCCAGCGTCTCACATATCTCTGCTTGAGTAATATTGCAAACATTATCACCATTGAGTGGTAGCTTCTTAAACATGCAGCAATAAACACTGAATACAGACGATGATCCAATAAGCTCATTGACAACAATTAAGTTGTTCAACGGTATCTTGGCCCAGCCCGCAGTATAAGGTGTCTGCATTGTTCTCCCTGAAAGTACACTCGATAGGGGAAGTATACAGTAGTATCCCCTAACAAGTAAACTAATTAGCAAAAGTTAACTCCACAGATAACTTCTGGACTACAAAAGTTAACTCCCCAGATAACCTTGGTCCTTTCGCAATAGTATCTGTAGCGCTTCCCTTCTTAAGAGGATTCTTTTATATAGCTCCAAGCCTCTTCTCACTGCGTGAGAGAGTCTTGTCGCCTTAGAATAGCATTAGAGATCCAAGGGACTAAGCATGCTAACTTTTTCTATAGAGAAATTACACAATTTACTACGGGTGCATAACTTACTGTGTGGACTCACCACGAGTGAAATGCCCCCCCTATAGCTTTCAGATAACTATCTTTTTTTATTCAAGCTATAGCGTGTGCCACTGTGGTGAGACTTCACTGCCGTGATGGAGGAGATGAATAACCATCTTCACAATCACTCAAATCAAATAGGAGAAATACATGTCAAACTTTAACAGACAACCAGTCCAACAGACTAACAACAAGACCATTAACATTGAGCTAATCGATGAAGCTGGTAATCATCTGATGTGGAGCAACTTACCTAAATATCCTACAGGGAAAAACTCTATGGACCAAGACAATCATGACTACATGGAAGACCAACTTAAGACTGTAGACGGTAAGCATTGCTTCACAACAGAAGATGGCATAAAAGTTTATATCAAGATAAGTGTCCCAATCGAGCCTACTACAGGTCAGGTTGATCTCAGGGCTACTTACGCTAAGTAAACTTCCATGCCATATATGATGGGATACCTAACGATTAAAATCGTTGGTATTCCTATCATATATTCTTTTTACACACAACACTACACGATGATGAGATAGTGTTATGAAAGGTAGGCGCTGCCGCGGTTCTGGCTCTTTATGTTATTGAGTCAATTAATTTAATCATTCATATATATGGAGAACAATGCAAATTTTCAAAGTCATAGGTAATACAATCGCAGCTATCGGTCAAACAGTACAGGATACTGCTGAATTAGTGTCAATGGTCGTAAGTGATGATGGACTTAAAACTACAACTCGTCAATCATTCAAAATTGTTAATACAGCATTAGATGAATCAGTCGAAATAGCTTTACTAGAATCTCAGTATAACTTAGACCAATTCAAATTGACCCATGCTAAGAAAGTAGGTCGACCAAACAAGAAAGATAAGAAGTGAGATTAAACATATTCCTGACTAGTTTATTAGAAGGAGTTGTATTCTTACTATTCGTAGCATCAGTACTAATGTTATTCATGCTACTAACAGTTTGATGAGTGAACATGTTAAGTCCATGTAAAAAGATTGAGGTATGTTATAGCTTCACGATACTATACATATAACGATGACAGGTTAATATCAAAACTATTTAAACTCAAACGCTGTAGAGTGGAGAACGGTTGTCATTACATCTACCAAATGGTTAATATGCAAACTCTTATAACAGAGATAAGTTAAATCTTATTTATTAGCCATTTCCACATTCACAGGGGAAAATTATGATTCAGTATTACTATTCATCTGTTGACATACAAGCAACATTAATACATATATTCCTATGGTTAAGTGTAATAGGATTATCTATGTTAATTTATACATTCGCAAAGTATCGTTAACTAATTCAAAGGTTTATGGAGTTGATCAATTGACCAATTACATAAATCTATGAATTATTGTTTAGGATAGTCGCTGAGAAAACCCTTTATTAAAATCCAAAAATATCAGTCATGTTGCTAGCGCTTGATTGATATCCTTCTAATGCTAGTAATCCTATAAAGGAGAAGTATATGAGTATCGTTACAAATCGCAATACTGCGAGAAACACTGCATCAGCAGGTAAAGTAATACCTAAGTTCAATATATCATTAACTAAAGATGATAATGTAGAGTTTAGGCCTACAGCAACCTTTCAACATGTTACAACAGAACAAGTGCTAAAGATTATTAGTAAAGGTTCTATCGATGTGACTGCAGAGAACAACGCAGGTAAGGTTAATTTCAAAGTATTAATATCTTCAGGCACTGCAGTTAAGAATGCTGGATTTATTAACTACTACGACAATGACCTTGATGATGATTCATTAGAATCAGAAGTCAAAGCTGTATGTGATTCATTAAGCAAAAGTTTGTCAGCTATTAAAGTTGACGCTATTGCATTGCCAATGACTAAGTCAGAGGCTGATGATTTGATTGATAACCTTTAAGGTTGTATAATCAATGAGGGTATCCTATTATTGAGTTAGTGGGATACCTTTTAACATTTATAACTCTTTATCTGTAGATAGTACATAGATAGTAATCTTACTACATCTAATAGATAACAGCTAAACCTCAAACAGAATACCATTGCGAAGCACTCACTACTAGTGATGTGACCACATATTGCGGTATTCGACCATACAATCGATAGATACACCAGGTACACAGGCATACTAATACTAGTTGCTGTATGTCTATGTACTTTTATAACTTATACAGGGAATCCATTATGAATCATCAACTACATAATGAGTTGGAATACTCAAAGAGAATGCGCAACAACCTAATACTCACAGATGTATTAGACGATATACCTACAAAGATTACACAATCATTATCTATAGCAATAGATAGTTACCGTACAGGTAGCTATTACCAGTCTAAACAAGACCGACTTGCTAAATTACCAAATACGCTTGAGATAGTAAGTAACATCATTGCTATCGTACTATCATCAAAGCGTCAAAGACCTATACAAGGACTAGCTACTGAGCTTGGCTTTAGTCTAGGTTATCACAATCAATTAAATGCAGTTAAGACAGGTGCTGAGATACTATCGATATGCCATGGCAAACTGTATGATATTAAGCTATCTGATGATGGTACTGAAATAGTACCTAAATACAAATTAGATAGTGATACATCAGATAAGATTAGTGTTCTACAATACCTACCACCAATGGTTCAAAAACCTAATGATTGGATATCCAATACAGACGGTGGTTGGCTATGGGAACGTAAGTCAATAGTACTAGGCAAAGGTACTCACCACAATGAGCCTCAAGCCTATGATGCACTGAACTTATTACAATCAGTTGCATGGACTATAGACATACCTACCTACACTAACTATGTAAATACCAACGAAGAAATGGACAATGACCAATTTGAGCGTGTTGTACGCGATTACTTTGGCAAACCATTTTACTTTGTATGGCGATATGATAAACGAGGCAGATCATACTCATCAGGTTACGACTTGAATGTTCAATCTAACGAGTATGGTAAGGCTTTGTTATCATTATTTAACAAGATAGTAGTTACTAATCTAGATAACATCAAAATAGCTATTGCTAACCATGCAGGTCAAGATAAATTGACATGGAATGAGCGTATCAACTGGTTTAATCAACAACTTAACCTTGATGTTAGTACATTCGATGAACCAATACTAGGTTCTAAAGCAATACAAGCTTATCTAGACAGTAAGAAAGGTATACCTACTGGTTATACAATGAGTGTTGACGCTACAGCATCTGGTTTACAAATCATGGCAGCATTGTCAGGTTGTAAAGTAACTGCTAAAGCATGTAAATGACTAATACTGGTACTAGGCAAGACATCTATGAGCATATTGCAAATAAGATGAATGCTATACTTAAACCTGTAGACCATGTAACTCGTAAACTGGTTAAGAAACCTGTTATGACTACATTCTACAACTCAGAAGCTAACCCTAAAGCAACTTTTAGTACTTTACAGTTAGTAGCATTCCATGAATCATTAGACGATACCTTACCAGGTGCGTTAGATGTTATGGAAGCTATCAATGAGTACTGGGATTTTGATGCTGATGTGCACATGTGGACACTTCCAGATGGTCACGTAGCTAAAGTACCTGTTACTGAAATGACAAATATCCGTATAGAAGTAGATGAGTTAGATCATCGTACTTTTACTTATAGATACAATAAACAACAACCTTCTGAGAATTTCAGGAGTTTAGTTGCAAATATAGTACATAGCGTTGATGGCTATGTTGCTAGAGAGATGGTAAGACGATGCCATACTTTGAATATCGACCTAGTCCATATCCACGATTGTTTTGTATTTAGTCCTGACTTCCTACAAACTGTGCAACAGACATACAGAGAAATATTAGCTGAAATTGCTAATAGTGACCTATTATCTGACATTTTGACTGAAATCAGTGGTAATTATGTACCTGTTACTAAATTATCTACTGACTTAGCAAATGACATCTTAAACAGTGAATATATGCTGTCATAATGAAACACAATTTGTAACAACTAGAGCCTATCCCAATTACGGGGTAGGTTCTTTATTTTTTTCTTTATTCTTTAGCCGTTCTCCGAACGGTTTCTTAAATGTAGTAAACTAAAGACTAGAAGGTTCCTTCTATGCTCAAATTACTAAAATCATCTTAACCCTGGAGGGGATATGGAGCTATTTAATATCAAAGACTGTAAACATGTAGGTTGCTTAAATAATTACAAGGGCACATGTACCTTGGATAAGCTATCTATAGCTACGTTTGCAGTACCTCTAGCT